AAGTGCTACATGCTGGTGGGATATTCTCGTTAGTTTCTTTTACTTCTGTGCAAGCACTGCACTTAAAGTCATACAGTGGCATTAGAAATCATCCTCGTTCTTTGGGTAAGGGAGTGTGACCATTGAGCCACAGTTAGTGCACTCTCCATCAAGGAAATAAAAGCATAGTTCACCTTCGTCAAACGCAACAAGCGCATGAAATACATCCCCTCCACATACGCAAACATCTCCAATAGGTTCTCCTCGCAAGTCCATAGCACGCGAGTAATCCGTTGGGTGTAGTAACTCTCGGACTTCTTTGACATTATCATTCTCCTGATTCGTCATCATCTACCTCTACTAGAGTATCTTCCTCTGCATATGGCCTATGCCCACCTAGATTTCTAACTAGACTGCCGATTGCACGTTGGACTTTCATCCGTGCACCATCTGCAGTAGTAGATAGTTCATCTGCTAACTGGCTCCACTCAACATTTTCTGCTGAGTATTTGATACGGAGTACATTCTGTTTTGCATCTGATAATCTGTAGTAGGCAGTGGCTATGTCTGAGCGAAGCACTAACCAATTATTGGTATCACTGCTCTCACCTTTAGAGAACTTGTAGTTTAAGTCTTTAATGGCGGTTGGAATCTCATATGATTCTGCAATGATAGATGGCAAGAAGGCTTCGATAACTGACGAGTCATAGTAGTACAGGTCAAGCAGTTCATAGCCAATTTTTCTAGCCTTTTCCTTTTCGCAATACTTAATTGCTGCATTGCGTAAAGACCTGGCTATCAGTTTGTCTTTGTCTTTCTGCTCTAACTCTGACCACTCCTTGTATTTTTGTGGATGAGAAACAAACCACAGCCATAGTACCTGTTGAATATCTGGTTGTTCAGTCATTGGGTACTTGCGGTGGTACTCAGCAGCAAGGGCTTGCACCATTGCCTCGTACTCATCTACATACATTGGTTAGTTAACGCCTTCCCACTGTCCTCTTTGTACCAATAGTCCAATTATTGCATAGTTTGCTAAGTCAATAAAGGAATCCTGTATGGATTCATAGTTGGGCGTGTCGTTGTTTTTGTAGTAAAGATTTTCTAACCGTGCCATCTTGTCGTGCATACGCACAAGCAATCCGTTCATTGCCCCTCCTGGGGCATTGGAGATATTCAACGGGCCATAGTCCGCATGCTTACGTATCATAATAATACGCAGTTCTTTTAGAATATCTTCAAAATCATTCGGGTCTTTCACTAAGTATCTCCTTTGCTTCTGTATCGAACTTATGCATTGCCTCTGCTACTAGCAGTTCCTCAATAGTTTCGTTGCCCTCACCTGATGCTGCTGCAACTATTACTGTGGCTATCATGGTAAGCATTCTGTGTGCCATATCTTGGTCTTTGTAAATCATTTCGGCTACATCTCGTAATGCATTAAGCAGGTCTAGCCCCTGCTTGTCTGATACTGGTAGCCCAAGAATCCGTGGATTGTCTTTAATGAACTCCCATACATCATCTTCATTCGGAACTGAGGCATCTGGCGATTCGCTCATTGATGAAATCTACTCCCTCTTTATGCACGATACTGTTGACATCGTGGCCGTCTGGCATTTGGATAATGTTTACATTGCCTAACTCTTTGCTTATCTTCTTACCAAACTCTAGCCCTGGTGCGTCACCATCTGCTAGTACGATTACTGTATCGAAGTCATCTAGGATTCTTGTATAAAAAGGTTTCCAATTGTTAGCACCTGGAATACCTACTGCTGGGTGATTGGTCTTAACGCTGACTGTTATACAGTCTATCTCTCCTTCTGTCACACAGATATAATCTGATGCAGTAAGTACTACTTGTGCATTAAACATACTGGTCTTAGCACCTGGCATACCCATGTACTTAGGGTCTGCTCCGTTCATTGCTCTGAACCTGATATCTACCACGCCTGATGGCGTGATGTATGGGATGGCTAGTCTATCCATGTACTGCTCATGACCTGGAAGAGCGTCCTTTACTACTCCCAAATGAAATCGCTGCGCCTCTGCGACCGAGAGATTGCGAGTTGCTAGATAGTCTGTTGCCAAATGTATTTGGCTTGCGTACTGGTGAGTCGCCTGCAAGAGAAATTGTCTGTGCGAATTCGATAGCCTCACGATATGTGCCTCCTTCCTTTTCAATAATTAAATCGTAAACATCTCCACCTACACCACAGCCATGACATTTGAATCTGTTCTCATCAAAGTTAATGCCTGCTGATGCATGTCCATCTTCGTGGAATGGGCATTTTATTTTGCGCCAACCGCTGCCCTCTGGAGGCACGGTTGCGCCAATGTATCTGAGGTAGTCTGCAATACTATGCTTCGCGTCCACGCATTGCGTCCTTTATTAAAGCCAACCATACTTTGGCTGGCATGGTGCAATACCATTCGTCAACATCTTTAGTTCCTTTTTTCTTGTGGAGGACAACACCTGTCCAACCTTGGTCGTTAATCATTTCTACTTCTAGTTCTTTTAGCCAAGCACTAAGGTCTAATTTAATATGGTTCTTAACTTCAATCGTTACGCCATTGACTCCTGCTATGTCACCTCTGTCGAGGTGGCTGCCTGCTAGTCTGCGTTCTGCATATGGGAATCCATTTGCTTTTAACCAATTAACTGCTGGGATTTCTCCGCCTTGTGTACCTTTACGCTTGGCTGCACTACTCACATTATTCCCTCTTGTTGGTATCTGACTGCTACATCTTCTAAGTACATAGAGTCTGGGTTAAATGACAGACTAACATAGTTGCTACCTGTTTGGTCTGCTCGCCCGTATCTGTTCTTAACTGGGGCTACACATAAGTATGTGTCATCCCCTTGCTTCATCTGACCAATAGTTAGAACCATTGCTGGAATCTGATTAACCATACCCTGCACTGCACTGCGTGGCTGGCAAGGATAGCCATCGAATCCTTCTTTGGTGTGGTGTAGCACTAGCACTGCTGCGTTGGTATCTCTGGCTAAGTACTTGAGTTCTTTCATAACGGCACGCATTGCACCGAACTCATCGTACCCATCCATTGCTACATCCATAAGATTGTCTACAACAATAAGGGTTGGACTCTTGCCCCACACTGTCTCAAAGGCTGAGACTTCATCATCTAAGTCTTTAAGTGTAGGGCTAGATTCAAACGACCAGAACAAATGATTGTTCAGTTGTAGTATTTCATGTGATTTTGTTGGATTGTTTTTGAGTAACTGTTCTGCTGCTGCTTGTGTCATCTTGCCTGTCATAGCAATCAAACGCATAGCCATTGTATGTGCATTGGTATCTGCTGAAAAGTAAAGTGTAGGATGTTTTGTTTTAGCAGCGATAGCCAATGCAACTGATGACTTACCTGCACCTGGGGTGCCTGCAACTACAGTTACCTCTGCTCTACGCAGAATAATTCCTGCTCGTTCAAACGCCGCAAAAGCGGGTGGCAATGGTTCGCCACCCACCTCTGCTTTGTTTATAGAGCGTCTAAGTGTTTTCACTTAATCTGTTCTGGAACGAATGTGTTCCACTCTGGTGACTGAACCACAACATACTGGTTCTTGCACTTATCAAATGCACCCTTTGGTGCTGGACAGAAGTAACCCTTATAAGGCTTACCATCTTTACCCATACCTTGGATTGCTGTCATCTTACCGTGAGCGCAACCGCGCCCACCAATAGATGCTACTGGTGCTGGCTGTGTATATTCTTGGGCAGGAATTGTTGTTCCTGTTTCAATGATGTTTCCACCTAGTGCTGCTGCAACTGACTGAACCGTTGGTGTTGCTGGTGCTGATGCACCACGCACTGCTGCTTCTAGTTCTTGTGCTGCTGATGCAATTGCTGCAATTGATTGCGCAACTACTTGGTCTAGTTCGTCTCCGCTTTCTGCTCGGACTGTTACTAGAGAACCTGCTGCTGTCTTAACTGTGATACTGATTGGTGCTTCTGTGCTAGGCACTATCTTCTCCTTGCTCGAATGGAGTAGCCAAACCTTTTTGGTCTCGCCACTTTCTTACTTTCATTGCAAACTGTACGCCTTTCCATCCTTCTTTGATGTCAATCCATACTAGTTTGCATGTTCCTGTCCCTGCTGGGGCATGAACAATTATTGCTTTCTCTTTATTGATATCGCCCCACGTACCTCGGGTTCCCGTATCAGTCATGTACGGGGACCCGTTAGCGTAGATTGCTAACTGCATTGCGATATTGTTTGGGTGGTCAATGCGACCTGTCTTTAGGTCTGCAATGAATCGCTCACCCTTATACTCAACAACTCTATCTGGTGTGCCTGCAATTTTATACTTGTCTAGCACTGTGAATTGCTCGATATAAATCTTAGTAAGAATCTTTGTTGCTGCTTCGTATGCTTTGATGTCTGCCATCCACTGCTCTGGGAATACACCTAGGTCTAAACCTAAATCTAGTTTTTCTGTTAGTGCGTGGATTGCTGTACCAATAGTGGCTGCTTTACTAGCGCCTGCTACTTCCATTGCTTCTTCGATGTAAGCATTAACTAACTTATTATTGTCTGCTGCTACACCAATGGCTAGCAATATGTCTGGCCGACTTGTTAATCCGATTGCTGCCATACGCATCTTCCATGCTGTTAATGCAGAGGCATCATCTAAACTATTAGCGATGGTAGTTGCGCGAGTATAAGCGACTGGCTTGCCTCCATTAGGTGGAACAACTAGCGGTCTACCGTATCTATCTCTTTCAATTTCTGTAGGCATATATCCCCTTGTTTAGTTAGTGTCCCGTGTTCGCAGATGGCGGGACCACCCATCCCCAAGTCTAACACATAGTAGAAATGAATAAACACCTATGCGTTAGATAGCGACGACTGATGGTAGTCAAGAGAGTGACACTTACTCTCTTTCGATTGAATACACTTTTACATCTTGGTCATGTACATCAAAGTTATATCCACTTACTTCGATGTTGTCATTAATAATATCTTCAACTTCTTCAGGGGAAGAAGCATTGATATTAGTAACTGTAACTGTAATCTCTACAGTTGCTGACCAAGTTGTTACCAGTGCATCTGAACCGATTGACTCTAGCAATTCGTTAACACCCTCACGGTCAACGGTTGCTTCATCACTACCATCTTCAAATGCTTCAGTAAAGAAATCATATACCTTGCTGCGTGCGGTAACAAGTTTTCTATATGCTTCTTGTGCTTCTGTTTGTACTGATTCTAGTCTTGCTTTAGTTGCAGTCTCACTCTTGATTAGTTCTTTGAGTGATTCTTCTGTGAAGTTGTAGGTAATTCCGTCTACTGTTATTGGATTTAGGTACACGATTCTCCTTAGATTGATAATAGTTCTAGTGCTCGTAGTTTAACACCATCATTGCGCCCTGCCAAGGTAGCAATGCTGGCATCTCTGTGTGTATGGTGGTCTGCGTATTCTACAACTGCTTGCCACAAACCAAACTCTGTATTGCGGATGTTTTCTTGTGTTGGGCTATCTGAGTAGATAGCAAATGCTTTCTGCCGTGCATTGAGGGCACGGGACTTAGCATTCTTTTCACCCTTGCTAAGTAGGTGCATAGGTGATTGCTCAATTTTGGTAGGCAATGCCCATACTTTCTTGAAGTATGCAGTTGCCTTAGCAATATCTGCCTCACGCTGGATGAGGTGGTTAGCCAGGTTGCTATACGTATCAATACTTGTATAGGTTAGGTCAAGAATGTTTCGCATATCAGATACTGATAGCACTGCGTTTTGGGTATGACGCAGGGTATAGGTATGTGCTTTGTTCTTGGCTCGGAAGATACGGTTAATCTGGTTAGAACACCATAGTCTTTCGATGATAGGGCGTAGTACTACTGATGATGAACCATCATGACTAGTCTTGGCTAGCAAGAAGGCAGCATGTGGGTCGCCCTTGATTTCCATTTCCTTTGGTAATGACATGAGCATCCATACTTTTGCTCCGTCATCATACTCACCTGCTGCTGCATAGCGAGCCTCACCTGAATCAATCAATCCATCTAGTGAGCCAAAGACTTCAGAGTTCTGAAAGACTTTGTATTTGTTGCCCACTACACCAATGACTGACTCTTTGCCATTGTGTTTCTTTACTACTGCTTGCTTCTTAGGTACATGCATGAACTGTTCTGTATGCATGTCTGACAGGCTGACTGTCCAGTCAAGTCCTGCCTGTTCTGCTACTTGTGCTGCGCTTGTTGCCTCAACTGCTACGCCTGCTTTCTGCCAGGCTGAGCGGTTTGGTTTATTCACTACATCTGCTGTAGTCATGTGTCCCTTTCTTTACCATGAAGCCTGATACTCGAAGGCCCATCCTTCGGGTACATCTTCAATGAGTTTACTTACTATCTTTACAGTCTTTTCAAGACCATAAAAATACCAGTCGTCATACTCTGTGCTGCCAAAGAAGAAGCCAGAGCCTGTTGGTAGTAGTGTACTTGCTTTACTGTTATCTGCTAACACTTCTTCACATGCAATCTTTAAGTCAATTAAAGAACTGCGTGGTACATAGATTGGCTGACAGTTATCTTCTCCATCTGTTAGGTTCTCAATGAACCAGTTGTGAATGGCATTAACTTTACGCCAGTATCCAACTTGAATTGATACAGATGCAAAGGCTAACTCATCTGGGTCATACATCCAATCCGTAGCCCCCACGAGGGAGGCGAGGATTGTGTAATCAGCATTAAGTTTCTTTTCTAATTGCCCATCTGGCGTATCATTCCAATCAATGGATGAGATACTCTTACGAGCATAAAGATACATATCCAATCCCATAATTAGATACCCATTCCTTCTTTAACCTTTGGGTGTAGTTCCTCAGTCATAGTTTTGAACGCACCTGCAGGCCAACCTGAATTGAATACACGGTTAAGTAAGTTTGCTAGCGAGTAGCGTGGGTTGTTTTCTAATGCATGTGATAACACTGACTGTGCAGTTTTATCTTCAATTGAGTATAGATTTGCAGCCAAGATACTAGCAACTGGTGCAATGAACTCACCTGGAACTGTATCCATAAAGCAAGCAAGGTAAGCATTGACTGCTGCAATTGGACGCTCAGATGGTAGACCTAATACAAAGTCACGCAGTTGAATGTCTTTGTTAAGACCTGCTGTTACCTCTGCAATGTGGTCGAAGTCTGGTGCTTGACCTGAATCAATCTGTGAATAGATTGCATCTGTCAAACGCTTGCGTTGTGCTAGTAGTTGTGCTTCTTTACCGTTCTCATCTAGCAAGATGTTCTGGTAGTTTGTGATTTCTTCTACTGTTACTGTCATTTCTTTCTCCTTAGTTTGTTGGTTAGTACCAGCCATTGCTTCGCCAATGCGACCAAGCAACTGATGGTTTGTCATAACGGTGCT